TCATCGGGTTGCCCAGCGCCGTCCACACCATCATGAGAACCGTATCCCATTTTACGTGCGGCTTTGCGTTTCTCTAAATCCATTTTAATTTGGTTGAGCATAACCGCAGCTTCGTGTTGGGTATCTGCTGCGTGATACTCAACACATTCACCTGCATTAAACCACCAACCACCTTCTTCAGGTCCACCGTATGCTTTATAAACTTCATAGATATTTACATAGTACATTCTAGTATTCCTTGTATTTTGATTTGCGTTTATATTTAGTTTTGTCTCTATATACTTTGGCACGAAACGGAGAGTTCTCTGCAAAAAGAACCATATGCGCTCGTGTCTTTGGTGCTTTTTTCTTTTTCATACTCTCCACCCCCGTTTTCTAAGGTATTCTATTTGTTTGCGTACAGCGACTTCCGTACGATCGGGAAGCATTTCGGATATTTCAGTATATGTACGAAGGCCCGACCATTTTTCTAAAATGATACGTTCGCCTCTTGTCCATGGTTTCTTCTTTAATTTCATAACGCATATTATACGAAAAATTAGGGAAGATGTCAAGAATTATTTTAACGTATCCCAAAAAAATTTCTTGACATTTTGTTGATATTTTCGTATAATATATCTTTATAAAATCACATCAAACCAACTCCTAGAGGTACAGTTATGCCAGCGATTGAACATTTTATCATATTTGTGTTTTGTTTATTAGGCGCTGGAGTACACTCCTACTTTTTAGGTAGAAAAGAGGGAGTCCTATCCACTGTAGAATATCTAGAAATGGAAGGTATTTTAGAGGTAGAGAGGGATGACGGAGAGAAGTAATGGCGGAAGTCAGTTTTAACATAGGAATAAAATGCGGTAGATTCATGTGGCAAGGAGCTTCCCAGTTAGACGGCTACTGCATGAGAGTAGAAGATACTATAAATGAAACACCTGACCAGAGTATTCCTCCTACAGGCAAATTAGTATATGGCAGAACTCCTTACTGGTTTCGTGGCGTACTAAGCTACGATGCAGGAGGAGGCATTGCTATTATAACAAATAAATCAGAGGGTACAATAACAGGCACCATAGTAGTAAAATGTACTGTAGGTGGACTAACAATAACACAGACTATAGGTTCAGTAGTAGATATGGAAAATGAACCATACCCAGGTCGGTACTATTTACTGACATATTCTAGTTTATCTGATTTTGTTAATGCAACTAATAGCGGAGAAACTTTAAACCTAAAAATTACGTGTCTAACTGACGCTGACGCGATCGGTGCAGAGATGGGTAGACAGGTAGACCAAGGTACAATAATAAAACACCCAACACATCCCATGGGTCACGAAGCCCCTAATGGAATGTATAAAGAGATGGTAAAATGAAATCACATGGTGGAAAGGGCGATAAGCGCAGAAAGCCCCAGGTAGAAGATTCAGTAGTAGTAGAAGAATGGAACAGAATTTTTTCAGGGGGTGGAAAGTGCCCTGTATGTAACAAATATCAATGTATATGTCCGAAGGAGGATGATAATGAAGAAACTAATTTATAAAGCAACCGGTACAGTTTTAGTAGGCGTAGCACGTGGACTAGGATTAGTATCAATTCAACTAGAAAAAGCTGACGAAGCGGTAAGCTCCGTAGCTATGGAAATGTTAGATGTTGCCAATGGCGCAGCTGACGAAGGAGAAAAATAATGGCTACAAGTAGAAAAGATCTTAGCTTTAGTGTAGTAAATACAGGTACAGCAGCAGAAACTGCAATTGTATTAGATGGCACAGGATTACGTGGTGTAGTTGCTGTTACTGTAGGGGACACAAATGTAACTCTTTGTGGCAGCTTAGACGGTACAACTTATTATGTAATCGAAACATTTACTGCAAGTACATTAAAAGAGATTACTCTTTGTCCTTACTTTAAAGTAAATGGTGCTGCAGATACAACAATGAATGATGATATTGGAACTAGTACTTGTACTATATTTACTAATGAAGCTTTGACTAGAACTCCGTCTGGCAGGTAAGCTTTAGGAGACTATAATGACTGACTATTATATAGCCACAGATGGTAGTGATAGCAATGATGGACTATCCATAGGAGCCCCCAAAGCTACTATAAATAGTCTTCAAACTACATATAACTTTTCTGACGCAGATAAAATTATTTTCAGAGCAGGAACTTATAATAGTGCATTAGCCTACGGCCCAGATGCTTCTGTCTTTATGGAGTTTGATACGATGACAGAAGTAGTATCTTTAGAAGGATACGAAGGTGAAACTGTTATTTTTGAGCCCACTGGAGGTGATATAAGCTGGCTTGTTTCAATGCATAATATTGATGTTACCAGTGATAACACCACATACACCGTAAAAAATATACAATTTAGAAATAGTACAAGCGATATTACTTCAGGGTTTTTAAGGATGGAGCAGAAAACATCAGATACTAATATTGTCAAATTTATAGTAGATGGGTGTACTTTTACACAAACAAGCTCGGAAGCAGACTTAGGTGAGTCAGCTGTATATTCTAATACTACAGGCAAGGTAGATTTTACTGTAAAAAACTGTACTTTTAGTATCTGTGATGAAAAAGCACTAAGGCTAACGAATCAATTAAAGGCTACAGTAGAAAATAATATAATTAATTGTAATCCACCAAGTACTAATGATGTTGCAAGTTCTATGCTTTTATTTAGTGGTAAACAAAATCTGACAGAGACAACAGAACTCCATGTACGAAACAACACTATAGTATTTAATCATTTAGACGGGGGAGGAAATTGCATAATATGTCAACCAGAGTATTATAATAAATTTTATATTTGTAATAATACTATTACCATTAATTCTGATAATCCAGCAACGAATGGTGCAATAATTGATTTTATGCGACCTGCCACCACAACTAGCAATGATAGAAGCACAGCAGAGTTTAATTTAGTAGGAAACTATGTAAAAAATAATCATGGAAGAGGAGATTTCTTAGAGTTCTATAGGGCTGGAGGAGATGATGCTAATGTAGGTGTTTTCAATATAACGGATAATCATTGGATTGGCAATAATACTATAAGAGATCATACAACATCTGAAGTTCTTAATATGGAACACTGTCATGCTGCTACTATAAATATAAAACGTAATACGTTTGAAGATTTTCAAGATATGATAGTGATGAGAAATTCTGATGGTATACCGCATATTATTGAAGATAATATATTTAAAAATACAGGTAATACTGCTGACGGTTTAGGAGCTACTACACCTATCACTATATGGGCTCAAGGTACAGTAGACACTGTTACTATCAAAAATAATTTATTTTTAATAGATGAAGAAGGTACATGTATTTATTGTACTACTAATGATGGTGGGATTTCGGAATTCTTGATAGAGGGAAATAGTTTTGTTTATCTAGGTGATACAGTAACTGATGGAGATAATTTAATAACTAGAATCCCTGCTGACACAATAGATGAAATAACTATCCGAGATAACTACTATTACGGACATGAAGGATTAAAGAGCACTACCTTATTTAATCATGACAGTAGTGCTTTTCCTGGTCCTGTAAATAATGCTATTGCTGATAATGGACTATTCCATACTAGCAACCTGATAAAAAGAAAAAAATCAGGTATGGTAAGTGACATGAGCCAAGAAGTAGCGTGGCAAGTATAAAGGACACGCTAAGTCCTAAACATAGCACTAAACTAACCGAGTACCGAAAGGGCTCACAGCTGCGTGTCGAAAGAACGCAAAGGAGTAATAAAATGACTTTACAACAACATCAATTAACAATGGCAGACTTTCCGAAATTTTTTCTAGGGTTTGACCGACTACAGCAAGATGTTTTCTCCAATGTAGGAGATTCAGGCTACCCACGTTACAATGTCGTAAAAGTAGGAGAAGCAGGTTACCGTATAGAGCTTGCAATTCCTGGCTGGGACAAAGGTGATGTAGCTATTCAATTACATAAGAATATATTGACTATAGAAGGTAGACGCACAAAATCAGAAACGCAAGAAACTTATATCCATAAGGGACTAAGCGGTAAAGGTTTCACTAGAACATTTAAAGTAGGGGACTACATTGTTTTGGATAAGGCATATATGGAGCGAGGTCTCCTATGCATTAGCCTAAGCGAAGTAATTCCAGAAGCAGAGAAACCTGTTACTGTGGACATTCTTTAAGGAGAAGATATGAATAAAGAACAAGCTTGTACTATATGTGCGATCGTTAGTAACATCTCACTATTTGTAACAATAGCTTTTCTTCCCTCATACTTAGTCTACGTGACACTTTAGGAGTATAAATGAATATAGAACGAGTACAAAAACAGTTAGAAGTTGATGAAGGCGTAGTATACGAAGTGTACAACGACCATCTAGGCTACCCAACCTTTGGTATAGGGCATCTAATAAAAACAAACGACCCAGAATTCGGAGAGCCAGTCGGAACTCCAGTTTCCAAGGAGCGAGTAGCGGATGCATTTGCAGGAGACTTTGACATATCTGTTAATGAATGTAAAGTTCTGTATTCCTTTTGGGAAGAGCTACCAGAGGAAGTCCAAGAGATTCTAGTCAATATGATGTTTAATCTTGGGCGACCTCGCCTAAGTAAGTTTAAAAGAATGAACCACGCACTTGAAATGGGTGACTGGAAAGAAGCTGCTATGGAAGGGCGAGACTCTCGTTGGCACACCCAGGTGGGTAATCGTGCAGAGAGATTAATGACGAGGTTAGAAGATGTTGAATCTTGGTAGCTTAGTTGGTCCAGTAACGGGACTACTTGATAAATTTATCGAAGATAAAGATGTAAAAAATAAATTAGCCCACGACCTTTCAACTATGGCGGAACGTCATGCACAAGAGCTAGCAAAAGGACAGTTGGAGGTAAATAAAACAGAGGCCGCACATAAGTCTTTGTTTGTAGCAGGGTGGAGACCTGCAGTTGGTTGGACTTGTTGTTTGGGAATGGCATCCAACTTTTTAGTAATTCCTATGGCTAACTTTGCTCTAGCTTTAACAGGTAGCGCAATAGTAGTACCACTATTAGATACTGGTGAGATGATGCCAGTATTGATGGGTATGTTAGGCTTAGGAGCAATGAGAACTTACGAGAAAAAACAAGGGGTTCAAAGAGATAAATGAGTACATTTATTCAAGAAGTAAAGCAAGGCGCGGTAGATTTAAAATTTAAACATATCTTAACAGGAATAGAGTTACGAAAAACTGTAACTCTTTATCCTCCTCTCATACCACATGGAATTACTATAAGTAATATCAGTTCCAAGTGTAACAAAGTACCTCTATGGGATATGGACCATCAAAGATGGATGGACCTAGAATTATCAACAATAATTTCATATAAACGAGTATAGTAATGGAAATGTTTTACAATGATAGTAGCCCTATAATAGAGGTAGCTCCTTGTATTTTTCATGCAAAATTTTTAACTCCTGAGTATTGCAAATACTTAATACAGTTATGCGAAGCACATAACTATTGGAGAACGGACTTAGCTACTTATAATACTTGTGACATTAATTTTGAGGTTCATTACCCAGAGATTTTTGATCAGCTATCTAATGCCTTTACCAATAGGTTTAGACACAATCAAATACAAAACCATCTTAGAACTGAGTTTACAGACTTTTATACAATATTTGCTGTTAAGTATGCTATGGGGGAGGAAAATGTAACTTCGCTTGGCTTGCATTGTGATGATAGTTTCTTAACTGCAAGCATTAAACTAAATGACGAGTATACAGGTGCTGAATTAAATTTTCCCAACCAAGACTATGATAATTCTGAGTGCGAAGTAGGAGACTTAATTTTATTCCCGGGGTCTTTAACACACCCCCACAAATCATTAGAGCTCGCTTCGGGGACAAAGTACTCTTTAACTATGTGGTCAAAATATCCTGACCTAGAGCTACACGAAAAGACCCCCTACTAAAATAAAATAAATCTTGACAAATGCTGTTTAATTTGCTATAATATCCTTTCAAATTTACGGAGAGTACATGAATTTATTTTATCTTGACCAAAATCTCGACAAGTGTGCAGAGTATCACGTTGACAAGCACATTGTAAAGATGCCTCTAGAAGTCGCACAGCTATTGTGTACTGCTATCTGGGTCGACAAACACTTAGGTTTTGTACCTCGCGCTCTCGATAAAGCTGAGAGCAAAATACTTAACGATCTCAAGAAAGAGATCAAACATCTCCCTCCAAAGGATAGACCCCTCACCCCGTATCTACCAATGATGTACAATCATCCTTGCACGATATGGGTGAGGTCAAGTCTAGACAACTTCGAGTGGACACATTGTTACGGCAATGCTCTCAACGAAGAGTATTGCTATCGTTATGGCAAACGCCATAAATCAGTAGAAGAAGTAATTAACATACTACCAGAGCCACAGAATATGGAACGTAAAGGTTTTACTACGTTCGGCTTAGCTATGCCTGATGACTTGAAAGATTATGACAACCCTATTCAGTCTTATCGTGACTATTATCACTTGGATAAGGCTACCTTTGCCGCATGGACTGGTAGAGATAAACCAGACTGGTGGAGTGAAGATTATGCAGACTATGAAAAGAGGATTACAGCATGAGCCAACCTCAGCAACAGCAACCTGTAGATAAAGATGCAGATAAGCGAAAGGAACAAGCAAAGGATAGAAGAAATGGATAGGTGTAAATATTGTGGCGATGATATGATGGGAGATGGCTACACATTACCTTTTCATTGTATCAACGCTTTAGAAGAAGATTGGTGGTACAGTCCTCCTGATAGTGGACCATACTACTGTGACTTACGAGAGGAAGAAGATGCCTAGAGTAAAGAAAAGAGATCACGAAAAACTTACAGATAGTAACATAGCACATGTTATTACTCTATTAGAAGGCGAAAAGCCTATTACAAAGAAAGAAGCCTGTGGTATATTAAATATATCATATAATACTACTCGTCTAGCAAAAATTATTGCTGACTATCAAGAACACCTTGCTTATAAACAAGAGCGCAAAAATCGCAATAAAGGTAAAGCTGCAACTGATTATGAAATAAAAGAAGCTGCCACCATGTATCTAAAAGGTGAGAATGTATCAGACATATCAAAAAGCCTTTACCGCTCTGCGGGGTTTGTACGAGCTATTTTAGATCGGCTAGGTGTGCCAACCAAACCTGCTTCGGTTGAGGAGCGAATGAGTATTGGGTATCTACCCGAGAACTGTGTATCAGAGGAATTTCAAGTAGGAGAACTAGCATGGTCTGCAAAGTATCATGCAATAGTTGAAATTAAACATGAAATGACCCCTGAGTATGCAAAAAATAAAAAAGGTCTAGTAGAGGTGGACTACATTGCAAAGTATGGCTCACGATGTTATGCTACCTCTGTTCGTGAGAGCATAGATGACTTTGGGAATCCTCAAGGGTTCTCTGCTTTTGATCTTGCACACGATCTAGGGAAGCTCAGCCACCTTGAAGAATATGGCGTAAACCTTGCAGCAATTTAAAAATAAATCTTGACTTTTACTTCGAAAATTATATATAATATTATTTCAAAATTTGAAAAGGAAACCAAAATGGGCGACCGATTCTATACACAACAACTCAAATATAAAGGAAAAAGACCAATGCCTTGGACTGACGAAAGCAAAGCCGAAGCAGTTGAATTATACACTGCCGCAAACCCTACACCTGAAACTAGCATGGAAATTGTAAAAGAGATCGCTGACGATCTTGGAGAATCACCTAACGGTGTTCGTATGATTCTTACTAAAGCTGGTGTCTATGTCAAGAAAACTCCTGCCGCTAAAGCATCTGGTGGTTCTACTGGAGGCACTCGTGTCTCTAAGCAAGCCGCACAGGACGCACTCGTTGCTGCCATCACTGATGCTGGACAAGAAGTTGACGAAGATGTAGTAAGTAAATTGACTGGTAAAGCAGCTCAGTACTTCACAAAAGTATTAACAGCTAATGCCGACTAAATAATTTGCTATCTTGAAACCGCTAGGGAGTTAGCTCTCCCTAGCTTTTTCTTTGCCTAAACAATAGACCAATCGTACATAGGTAGTAATTGCTAACCAACTACGAAAGGAGCCTTACGTGAAAAAGCAAGAAGTAAGTACACTGTTATTGGAGTATGGAGATGCGGTAGTAACCTATCGTAGTGAAAACTCAAATAAGTTAAAATATAACGTATGTACTATGGATTTTTCAACTCCATATATAAAAACCAAGAAAAACAGAGCGAAAGAAACTAGGGATACCATACTGACTTTTTGTTGGGATACGGATTCCTATAGACTTTTGCGCCCCGCAAATATAGTAACCATTGTACCACTTTCTTCCATTCTTAAAAATGGTGAAACATAATGGAGATGCATGAGGCTCCCGAGCTATATGAACGCATAATCCATTACGATGAAGTAAAAGAAGTACAAGTAAGACTTACTGTTAGTACCTTTCGTGGTATAGAATACCTAAGCCTACGAAAGTACTACATGGACTTCGAAGAAGAATGGAAGCCCTCCAAAGAAGGTGTTACTATGCCTATAGACTTTTCAAACTCTAAGGAACTATTTATAGGTCTAACTGAAATACTTTCTCTTGCAGAAAGCAAAGAAGTAATTGAAGAACACTTCTCTGACCTACTAACAGCTATATATAAATAGTTCTTGACTTTACCTTCATTTTTTGATATAATATCTTTTCAAAATTTAGGAGAAGTATATGATTGTACAAGGCAACATTAATTACACTACATCTGGTCGCAAAAGAAAGACACATAGAAAGGTCAAAAAAGCACAACCTGCTTTCAAACCTTTAAACCAAACCAAGCCTTATCGTAGGGAGACAGAGTATTATCCGTCTCAGCCTATGATGGGTGTTGCGTCTAAGCCTGATGAAGCGTACAAACAAGAAGTGTCGCAATCATATACTCTAGCACCTGCCTATAACAAAGGTGCATACCAAGTAATTTCAAAAGACAATATCAAACATATAGGAAAATAGTTATGCCAGTAAAATTCAAAGAATCTCAAAAAGTAGTTATTGACCGAAAAAGTAAGAAAAGTAAAGTTGTTCACTTCTATATGAAGAATACTCCAACAGACGAGCTTATTAAAGAGCTAGATCGTGCTGTGCCTAAAGTTAAGCAAAAAATCCGTAACGAATTAGTCAAGAGAAATGTATCAGTATGAAAGAGTTGCTAGATATGGCTTGTCTTGCCTATTATCAAGACGGTGATCCTATTCTTACTGATGCTCAGTTTGATAGGCTTGCAGAGTTACATAACTATCATAATGTTGGCTATACTCCTACTGATGGAGTACGCCACACATATCAAATGTATTCCTTGCAAAAGTGTTTCGACACTTTAGACTCTCCTTTTGGTATTCTCACCGATAGCGTAGCCTGTAGCGTAAAACTTGATGGCGCAGCAGTTGGTTTGACCTATGTTAATGGTCAACTTACTCAAGCTCTTACTCGTGGAGATGGTATTCATGGTAGAGATATTCTTGATAAGATGCAGCATCTTGTTCCTGAATTTATACAGATTAAAGGTATAGTGCAGGTTACAGGAGAAGTAGTAGCTCCTGATAGGATTGAAAACGCCAGAAACTACGCTGCGGGGTCACTAAACCTTAAAGATGTAGAGGAGTTTAAAACTAGAGAAGTCTTTTTCTATGCTTACGGTATGGAAGATGATGGTGATTTTATGGGTGATGTTGAGTACGGAGATACATGGCAAGTTCGTATGGAAACCTTAAAAGAAGACGGTTTCAATACTGTTCATACCCATATTACAGATGGATTCCCTACAGATGGTCTAGTTTATCGTATCAATGATACCTACGACTTCAATGCTATGGGACACACTGCTAAGCATCCACGCGGTGCGTTTGCTCTTAAAGAAAAACAAAGTGGTGTAGTTACTACTCTCAATGATGTAGTATGGCAAGTAGGTAAATCAGGAGTAGTCAGTCCAGTTGCAATTCTAGAGCCTGTAAAGATTGGAGATGCTACAATATCGAGAGCCACGCTGCACAATCTAGACTATATACGAGAGTTAGATCTTGAGATAGGCT